ACACCCCTCTAGGCAGGGTGTTTGATTCGGTCAAACCCTTTTTTGCAATTTTCTTTCAATCGCGCGGCAAAACGGCGTCGGGCGGGGATCGGTCATGATGAAAACGGCGGAAAATCGCCATTCTGCGCCGGGATTCGCGGGCGGCGCGAGCCGTGCCGCTTGCTCGCCATCATTTGGTTGACGGTTCCGCTCCATCACGAATCGTATCGTGATCGCCGGAGCAGCATCGGAAGTGCCGATTGCCGCAGCACATTTCGGCAAGCGAGCGAAAGACGCCGCGTAGCTTACGGTCGCATCGGTGCGCGGCTCGTTGCGCAGCGACACGCAAGAGCGACATCGATCGCTAATCGCGATGAGCCGGCCACAAAGGATGAAATGGAAAGGATGATGGTCGGGGAGACAGGATGGGAATAGAAGGTCAATCTTGACACAGAATTGACCACGAGTCGCGGTTTTCTGCGGGTTTCAGACTACACTTGCTACAGCACCCGTGCTACAGGTTGCTACAGCACTTACACGGGGAACCTGCCTTCCATGTCTCTCGCCACCTACCTTGTCCAGCGCGGCAAGCGTGCCACTTGGCAACTTCGCGTGCCGATCCCGCGCGCCCTGCACGCCCCCGGCAAACCCAAAGAGCGCACGATGTCGATGGGCACGACCGATCGCCGGATCGCGTCCGATCGTGCCTTGGCGGTGCTGGACGAATGGAAACGAGAATGGGCGACCGCGCGGGGTGAGCCGTTGGCGGTGCTGTCCGTGCCGTCGCAAGCACGTCGAAAGCCAACGCAAGCGGAGCTAGAGGCGCTGGCAGTCGAGTTTGGGCACGACGAAGCGCTCGCGCAAAGCGACATGCGGCGACAGCAACCCGGCGGCTGGCGTCGGCACATGCACCGCACGGAAGCCGCGTTAGATGCATTCACGCCACTGGCAGCAACCGGCGATCACTCACTAGTCGAGGGGATCGCCGGCGATATTATCGACGGCATGGGGCTGAACCTTGAACCCGGCACCCCGGCTTACCGGCAGTTCCTCACCGACCTGAACGCCGCACGCATGGCGGCGTTGAAAACCAGCCATGCCCGCGCCCGTGGCGACCTTGAGGCTTCTGCCGAAAGCCCGCTGGTCGCCCGCGTTCGCCAGCGTGAGCAGGACAAGGCCAAGCCCGGTGAGACGTTGCTGGACCTGTTCGACCGCTATGCCGAACAGCGCCTCGCCGAAGGCCGCAAGCGCGACGACACGCTCAAGCAGGATCGCAAAGTTATCGAGCAGTTCGCGGCGTTCATTGGGGTCGATCGCGCCGTGGCGTCGATCAAGCCGGAACACGTCCGCGGATACCGCGACACCTTGCGCCAGCTACCGCCCAAATGGCGTGACAGGGCCGATATGCGCGGCCTGTCGATGCGAGAGGCGGCAGCGAAGGCCCGTGATGCCGATATGCCTCGCACGGCGCTCACGACGGTGAACAAACACCTGTCCACCATATCGCCGCTTTTCGCGTGGCTCATCAAGGAACGATGGGACTTGTCGAACCCGTGCGCGGGCCTGTTTCATGACAAGGTGCGCGGCAAAAATCCGCGCCCGCCGCTAGGCACCGACCGCCTGAATAAGGTGCTGGCATCGCCCCTGTTCACCGGTTTCGAGGCGGACGGCAAAGAGCACCGGCCCGGAGAGGTTCGTGCGAACGATTGGCGGTATTGGATTCCGTTGTTGTGCCTGTTCACCGGCATGCGTGTCGGCGAGGCGGCACAGCTCCGCACCGAAGACGTGTCACAGCATGATAGCGGCGCATGGATCATCGACATTCAGCATGCACCGGGGAAGGGTCAGACGACGAAAGCGGGGCAGTCGCGGGCGTCGGTCGCGCACGCAAAGTTGGTCGAGCTTGGGTTCGTCGCCTTTGTGGAGAAACGCCGCGCGGCTGGTGGTGATAGCCGCCTGTTCCCGGAGCTGGAGGTGAACGAACGTGACCAGCTAGGCGCGGAGCCTTCGGCGTTCTGGCGCGACTACCTTACCCGTATCGGCGTCAAGGCAGGTGCGGATGGCTTGGGCGCGCATAGCTTTCGGCATGAGCTGGCAGACCGTCTCCGGGTGGAGGTCGGGCTTGTGGATGACCAGATCGCCGTCGCGCTGGGGCATGACCAGAAAAGCACCACCGCCGGTTATGGCGCTGTGCGACAGGGCACGGTGCGTTTCCTCGCGCCGGTGATTGCGCAGGTGCGTTTTGATGGCGTGGAGTTCGCGCCGATCGGGCGCACGCTTGGCTCACACAGATGAGGCGATTTAAGGCTCGCAGCACGCTTATAGTGGCTGCTGGCTATCCAACTAGCCAAAGCACTCAAATCGCGCTCTACGGTGCCTCTACGGGCGAAATAGAGGGCTTCCAGCAACAGGTGTTGCACGCCGGCAACAGCACGCGTGCTTCGTCGTCGTGCTTCGCTGTCGCCGCGAAGCTCCCCGCCGGTGTGGTTCAGCCCCAACCTCGAACCCCTTAGCGCGCGCACCCGTGTATATATATATACCCGCGTATGCGCGATCGCGTGCGTCCCTAAGAATTAAATAATACTATTATATAAGATTCATGAGCTTATCTGATTCGGTATTCTCTCACTTCGTTCGAGAATAAGAGCGACGCTGCGCATCGCTCTTATTTGTCAAAGTTTCATTTGAAACTAAATCTCGGTCGGAGTGAAAATGGGATCGGCGAGACCCGAGGCTCGCGGCGTTGAATCGATGCCGGCGCGAAAACCTGTTTCCTTTCTGTTCGAGTTTTGGTAGTATGCTGGTGTAGGCGGCGATCCCGCAGACCCCGCTTGAGGATCGGGATAATCCACAAGCTCCCGGAGCGCTACAGCTCACGGCGTTCGAGGCGATCACGTTAGCGCGCTCACGGTGAACACGACAGGCCACTAGCCGCGGAGCGGCGTAAGGCATCGAAACTTTCAGGACCGCGTGCGGTCCACGCCCGGACAGGGGCCGCTCAAGTCGAGCGTCGTTAGGCTGATCCCGCGGACCACGCGGCGTCTCAAATCAGCTCCCGAGTCCTATCCTTGTCCACCGCCCATGCCACTTCCAACCTCGCCGCGTCGATCGCCTCATGGCGCAACGGCAGCGCGGGCTTTTTCAAGTTTCTTGATGACGTGCAGCCCCGCGTCCGGTCGAGCACCGGCGGGTTCACCCCGTTCGTTCCCGGACCTCGCGAAGCCGCGGAGATCGCCAAGGCGCTGGACGGCAAGGACGTGTCTGTCGCGGCGTTCTGCTGGCCCCGCCGACACGGCAAGTCCGTGACCTCTGCCATGATTATCGTTTGGCGGTTTCTCACTCGCCAGACCGAAACCGTCGCCGTGGTCGCGAACAGCGAAAAGCAGGTGGTCGATACGGCGTTCAGGTCGATCCGTGAGGCTTTCGAGCAGACGCCCTTGCTCAAGCGGCTGGTCGCGGCGGGCACCATCAACGTGCTTACCGACCGTATCGAGTTCCCGACCGCCGGCTCCACCATCCAAGCGTTCAGTGCCAACCCCGCCGCGCTGTGGGGCAAAAAGCTGTCGTGCGCCCAGGTATCGGAACTGCACGCTGCGCCACGCGGCGATGAGGTGTTCGCGGCGCTCGCCGGCTCGCTGCTGGACACCGCCGGCTCGCTCATGCTGATCGACAGCACCGTCTCTCCCAAGTCGAACAAGCTCTTTGAGCTGCATCAGGCCGCGAACCATCCGACCGACCCCGACACGTCGATCACGTTCAGCCACATCGCCTACGCCGACCTTGACGACGCATGTCGCAACGCACCGCCGTGGATTAGCGAAAACAAGCTCCGGTCGCTGTCGCGCCAGATGCTGCCGCATGAGTTCGCGCTGTATCACCTGAACCGTTGGGGCGATGCGACCAGCGCCTTGTTCCCCGCCGATGTGCTGGCGCAAGTAACTCACGAATATCCGCTGGACGTGAAGGCGCTCGCTGCCGGGTCCGCCTACATCGTCGGCGGTGGCTTGGACCGCGCGTTCGGCGGATCGCGCCACGGCGACCGCACGGTGACCGCCTGTGTCGCCAAGATCGTGCTGGACGATGAGGAACACCTGTTCGTGCTGGACGCCGACAGCGTGTTCCTCGGCCGGCTTGGCGGTATCAAAAGCCGGATGGACGGTTACCATCGGGGTTACGGCATGAGCCGCGCCACGCTGGAGTCATACGGGGCGCAGGACGTGGCAGATTGGGCCGCGACACAGCCGTTCAGCTCCGGGGTGGAGGTGGTCCACCCCTCGCGCAAGTCGAAATATCAGGCCTTCATGAGCTTGTATCAGGCTGCGGCTGAACAGCGCCTCCACATCCACCCCGCCTTCAAAGACCTCCTCGCCGAACTCGCCGTGTTCGAGGTTCACGCGGACGGCAAGGCGACCGATGGCGAAGCCGCCGTTCCCAAGTTCACGCACCCGCGCGGCGCACACGACGACTTTGTGCATGCGCTGGCATGGGCTGCGCATTCCCTTCGGCACGTCTCCCTGAACCCGTATGAGCTTGAGGGCATCCATTGCCACGGGCGCGGTCCTGCGATCGCGGCGTGCGTCCTGAACGGTGGTGCTCATGTGCCGATGTGCGCACGTGAGTGCCGGTCGATGCGCGAAGCCTCACGTCTGTTCGACGCCTACCGTGCTCGCAAGCTCGTCCAGCCGGTTGGCTTTGAAGTCTTCGCGACGACGAAGCTGACAAATGTTGGCGCACATACGATGCCACGATGAAAAAACTCGTGACTCGCAAGCAATATTAAGCTATACTACTACCACTTTTGTATGTTTGGAGCTTAGTGCGTCAAGTGTTGTTTGCAACTGATACTGTTCGGATAGCATCTGCTTCGCGCGACCGCAAGGAAGATTGTGCGCGTCGTCTTCGCTATTATTGGGACGAGCAGTCACAAGAGACGCTCAAGCTCATTGCTCGCCGGTGGTCGCGCCCTGAACAGTTCCGGCTTTTCAGCATCAACGTCGTGCGCGCGATCACCAACCGTCGCGCCAACACATACCGCATCCAGCCCCGTCGCGTGTTCACCGGCGTCGATCAAGCGACGATGGACGCGCTTTATCGTGCGATGAACGCCGACGCCGTGCTCAAGAAGGCTTCGCGCTATGTGAAGCTGTGCAAGACGGGGCTGCTGCAAGTCGGCTTCAACGATGCGACTGGCACGCCAACGCTGAACGTCATCACGCCGAACGTGCTGGACGTGCTCTACAGCGACCCGGAAAACCCGGAACGTGTCATCATCACGCACGGTGCGACCCGCGCCGAAGACGTGACCTATTCCGACTGGTCCGCCACCAGCTTCCGGCACCTGAACTATCGCGGCGTGCCCCGCCGGATCGACGGCAATCCCGGCAACGCCAACCCCTACGGCGTGCTGCCGTTCGTGCCGCTGTTCGATCGCCTTCCCGACGACCAGTTTTTCCTCCCCGGCGGTAACGACCTGATCGAGGCGCAAGACGCCGTGAACGTCGCACTGGCGAACCTGTGGCGATCAGTGGAGACACAGGCGCATGGGCAGGCATGGGCGACCGGCATCAGCGCCAACGAGGTGCTGCAATTCGGACCAGACCGCGCAATCGCGCTGCCCCAAGGCGGGCAGTTCGGCTTCGCCAGCCCCAACTCCCCGATTGCGTCGATCCTGTCAGCGATTGAGTTCGTGTTACGCCAGACTGCCGCCACGCACGGCGTTGGCAGTGACGTGTTCGACCTGTCCAAGGTCGCGGAATCTGGCAGCGCCAAGCACGCGGGGCGCATCGAACTCCGTGAAGAACGGCTAGACGACATCGCGCAATGGCGCATCGCCGAAGCCCGCTTGTTCGCGGTGCTCAAGGCTGTCGTGAACACGCATCGCCCCGGCACCATCCCCGACGACGCCACGATCGCCGTGGACTTCGCGGAGCTGCAAGACAGCCTCACCGAAGCCGAACAGCTCGCCAACACGCGCGACAAGATCGACCTGGGGCTTTGGAGTCCCGCCGACGCCCTCATGGCGCTGAACCCCGATGGCTTCCCCGATCGCGCTGCCGCGATGCGCGAACTTCAATCCCGCCGCGACGAGGCCGCCGCGCTGGCGCTGCCCCTGTAGGAACCGACATGGAAAACGAAACTCCGACTCCCGATCCCGCCGTTGCGGAGCTTGCTGCCCTCAAGGCACAGCTCGCCGACACCGCCACTACAGTGCTTGCCGGCGTGCCGGAGCATCTGCGCGGCTTGATCCCTGCCAGCCTATCGCCCGCCGACCAGCTCGCATGGTTTCACACCGCCAAGGCAACCGGCGTGTTCGACGGCAAGCCGGCGGTGCCCGCCACCGACAGCGGCAAGCCCGCAATCACGCCGACCACCCCCGATCCCGCTTCGCTGCCCGTCTTCGCGCGGATGGCGGGTGGCTACCGCAAGTAACAGAACAAGAGAGGAAACCTGTAAGTGCTGACCATTTCGGAATGGGCGAAGCTGAACCCCGACCAGCTCACGTCCGGCATTGTCGAGATTTTTGCGACCGAGAACCCGGTGCTCGCCGCGCTACCGTTCATCAACATTGCCGGCAACGCCTACACCTATAACCGGGAACAGTCGCTCCCCGGTGTGGCGTTCCGTGGCTTCAATGAAGGCTACGTGGAATCCACCGGCGTCGTGAACCCGCTGACGGAAACGCTGACCATCCTTGGCGGCGACAGCGACTTCGACGTTGCGCAGATCGCTATGCAGACCGGCGACAACGACACCCGCGCCATTCACGATGGCATGAAGGCAAAGGCCGCGACCTTGACGTGGCTGCGCACGTTCTTCGATGGTGACACGTCCGCCAACCCCAAGGAGTTCGACGGCCTGAACCGCCGCCTCACCGGCGAGCAGGTGCTGACCGCCGGCACCAATGGCGGCACGCTTGAGTTCAAGATGCTGGACGAGCTGGTCGACGCCGTGCGCGGCACGCCGTCGCTCTTGCTCATGAACAAGACGATGCGCCGCACCGTCCGCGCGATGGCGCGGAGCGTGAACGCGCTCACCATCACCACCGACCAGCTCGGCCGCGAACTGGAAGGCTATGCCGGTGTGCCGTTCGGGCTGGTCGAGGAAGACGAGACCGGGGCGGACATTCTGGCGTTCGATGAGACGCAGGGCACCGCCAACGCGACCACCAGCATCTACGCCGTCCGCTTTGGCGCTGACACGCTCCACGGCATCCAGACGAAGCCGATCGAGGCGCGCGACCTTGGCGAGGTGGACGACAAGCCCGCGCTCCGCACGCGCACCGAATGGTATTCGGGCTTCGTCATCAAGCATCCGAAGGCCGCTGCCCGTCTCAAGGGCATCAAGGCCGCATAAGCTTACCCCGGCGGGCGATAGAAGCCTCCCCACATACTCCCGGCGCTGGATAGGTTGCCCGCCGCGCGCCGGGAGGTGGGGATGGGGCCGGTGCGATACCGGCGTCGGATAAGTCAGTGAGTGCCGACGCATGAAAAACCCTGACCGCCAGCGGCGCCCACGTCTCACCGGGCGCGCGGCTGGCACACTCATTCCAAGGTGCCCGATGCTCGCCGACCTGTTGCCCCTCATCACCGGCACCGTGCGCCAGCTCCATGCAGGCAAGCGCGACCTGTTCGGCAAGGTTCAGGAAGGGACCGGCACCGAACACCGCGCCCGCGTGACCTACAGCCCCGGCAAGGCGCTGGGGCAAGCGTCCCGCGAAACCATTCCCGACGCCACCGCAATCGTGTGGCTGATCGACCATCCGCACCCCATCGCCATCGGCGACACTTTCGAGTTGCCCGATGCTGCTGCTCTCAAGGTGGCGCGGCTTGAGCGCCGCAAGCTGCCCGGTGGCGTGCTCTACAAGGTATATCTGACGTGACCGATCCTGTGCCCGCCTGGCCGATCCGTGCCGGCGTGAACTCCTATGCCAGCCTTGCCAACGCGCAAGGCATCGCCGCGACCCGGCTGTTCGCAAGCGCATGGAACGGCGCAACCGAACAGACGCAATCGCAAGCACTCATCACCGCCACGGCGTTTCTGGACCGCATGCGCTGGCAGGGCCGCGCCCTCGCACCAACGCAACCGCTGGCATGGCCCCGCGTGCCAGATCGCTGCCCGCACGGCTACCCGCTTGCCGCTGCCACGCCGCCCGCGATCGTGACGGCATGCGTAGAGCTGGCAATTCACCTGCTGACACAGGGCGCTCTTTCCAGCGCCCCCGTTATGCAGCGGATGCTTGGCGACAGCATGACCATGTATTTCCCGACGATCGCCGATGAGCTGCCGAAGCACGTCCGCCGGCTGATCGAGCCGCACCTACTCGCATCCTCCGCCAACGTCGCAGAGGTGGCCCTGTGATCGACCCTATCGACCAGCTCACCGCACGGCAGGAAGCGGACCTGAAAGAAACGATCGACGCGGCGCTTGATGACGCAATCGCGCTGTTCGACGTGCTGGCCATCGCCGCGCTCATGGCGAACGCCGATGAGGAAGGCTCCGAAGCCCGCGACCACTACGTTGACCAGCTCGCCGCGCTCGCCGGCACCGACGATCCCGAACAAGGGCAGCTCGCCGACGCGCTGGATGCTGCCAGCGGCCTAGCTGCCCTCTCATCGTTCTTCGCGGCTGTCGCCGCGCTCGCTGCCGCACAGGCCCGCCACGTCGCGAACACGAACGCTGCCGATGCCGTGACCGCGCGCGAGAACGCGATCCGCTCATTCCGCGCCGCCTATCTCCATGAAAGCGCCAGCGCGCTCCGCGACACCGCCGACCGCATGCTCGCCGCAAGCGGGAGCGTCAACAGCCGCGCCGCCCAGATCCGGCGCGCTATCGGCCTGTCGGTCGCGCAAGCTCGCTCACTCCACGCAATCCGCGAAGCTCTGATCGCCCATGCCGCTGATCCCGTGCGCGGTGCCGAGTCCATCCTTGTCGCAACACGCGGCAGCATCACCGCCGCACAGCGCCAGATGCTCACCAAGGCGATCCGTGCTGGCACCAGCCCGAAGCAAGCCGAAAAGCTGCTGGACCGCCACGCCAAGGCACTCCGGCAAGCCCGCACCAAGGCTGTTGCCGGTAACGCCGCGCACCAGATCGCCGAAACCGCCAAGCTCACCGGCTGGCAGATTGCACAACGCTTCGGCGCTCTGCCTGCCGACCAGCGCCGCTACTGGCAAACCGCTGGTGACGAACGGGTGCGTCTCGCACACGCACAGGTGCCGGGAATGAATCGCGTCGGGGTGCCGCTTAATCAGCCCTTCGTCACGCCGCTGGGGCCATGCTTCACGCCACCGCTGGAAGCCGGGTGCCGATGCAAGGCAACGCTGGGGCGCACGGCATGAACGCCAACGTAATCAGCCCCGAACAGCGCCTGTTCGTCGGTGTGATCGTCAATGCCGCACAGGAAGCCGCTGGCGTGCCCCGCATCGGTCATGAGCGCCGCACCATCAAGGAGTCCGCCCGCGCATGGTTCAGCAACGGTGGCGACGACTTTCGCATCGTATGCGAGCTGGCCGGGCTGGAACCGCGAGACGTGCGCAAGCGGGTGCTCGCCTACGTCGATCGAGTGGAGCACGACCCCGCCGCGCTGGTGAAGGTTAAGCGAACCAACATGCCCGCGCGCCATCGCGACGTGTCGATCCCCGACGTTGCCCGCCGTGCCGGCGTGTCACCGACCACCGTGTCGAACGTCATCCACGATCGCTGGAACGTCACGCCGGGAACCCGCGCCCGCGTGCTCGGCGCGATCGAAGCCGCAGGATACCGCCACCATGTCCATTGAGCCGATCGCGTTCGATATGAGCATCGCTGGTCGCAAGATCGACGGGCGCACGATGGAAGCCAAGCGGTTCCGGTTGATCGGGCTGGAACTCGCCGACCAGCTAGGCCGCAACCCCACGCCATCGGAGCGCCTTTTGCTCATGAACGCCGCTACGCTGGCGATGCTGTGTGAACAGGCGACCGCCGACCTGCTCGAAGGCAAGCCGGTCGATCAAGAGAACTACCGCCGCAACGTGACGCTGCTAGGCGCGAACCTCATCAAGCTGGGGCTGGCGAAAAAGAGCCGCGACCTGTCCAAGCGAGATAGCGCCGGCACGGATGATTTTGGCGCGGCGTTGATTGAGGCGAACTTGCACTAGCGCTACTGCAATAAGTCTCGAAACTTCCGGCGGCACATTGCTTCAAGAGCGGTGGCGCGGCCGATGTCGTGATGACCAAGGAGTTCGATAAAATCATCGTCGCTGAATACAAGGATTGCACCCTGTTGAGCTCGCATTGCGTCTCGGCAACGCTCAAGCAGCCTATCTGCATTTTCGATAGTTCTGCAACAAACCAATCCCAATCGACCTCGGCGGGGGTCGAACCTGCCAATCATTTGGTCGATCTCGTTGTTTGCTAAATCTTCGGTGTAATTTTTACATTCTACCATCACCTCCCGAGCTTGCAAGAATGGATCAACGCGCATCTCCGAAAAGAAGCCACGTTCCGCTGCGTTGGCGAAGGAAATGTCGATTCGCTTACGACCCTGATTAATATCAAGTTCAAGCGTCGGCGTAATCAACATTGGATAGAACATATAAGTGATTATGCCCGCAACCGTATGGTGATACGTCGTAGCATCACGTCTGCCGGTAGGGATGCGCTGAAGAACACGACATAATTCTTCGTTGAATATACGCTCGACAAATGGCTCGCCGTCAAGCTCCATCAGACGGCGAAGGCCAAGTGAACCGCGTCGAGTCACCGTCGCTTTGAAATCCCGATAGACTCCAGGATTCTCCACTGAGAAGTGAGCTAGATTCCGCTTGGTCGGCGGCATATCTGCCTTAATGTCTTTCTTGTAAACCTCTCTTTTCTCTTCGCGCTTTCTCCGTATAACCTTAACTAGATGACCACCAGTTCTTAGTTGCTCGTCGCGGATGAAGTTCGTGACGAAATGCGTGTAGTAGTGGGTCGCAAGCTGCTGCATTCCACCCTTCCAGCGCACGTAACGCTTCGGCACGAGAAGAACTCGCTTCCCGTCCACTAAAGGAAGGCGATCAAAGCGGTCTGTCTCCCATCGACTTTCACCCCGCACCCACATTTTCCCCGTAGGAATATCGCCGGCTATAGGCACGCCAAGAAGCTCGAATTGCTGTTGGGTGTATTCGATCAGATGCCGTCTAATTATGTTCGTGGTGATGTCCGACACCTTGTCCGCGCCAATTCCGTCAATGAACAAGGCGCAGTCGGTGAGATCGCTTAGCAAGCCTGTCCGCGCTGCGGGACTTGCGCGTAGATTTTCGACGAGCTGTTGAGCTTGAATGAGGCCGATGCCTCGTCCACGCGGCTCACCTTGGGAGATGCCTAGATGCGTCTCGTTCGGCTCTTGAAGGGCGGCGAGCAACGCCTCGCCACGCTCGACATCGCCGTCGATGATGGCTTGTAAAACCGCCTGAAAGAAGTCCCTAATGTCGTCCTGACATTCCTGTGCGAAATGATCGATTGGGTTCACAAATCCAATAGGATCTATGTAAAGAGGGAAGTCCAAATCGAGGTCAATGTCGACAAAGTCCAACATCGGTTGACTCGCGTTCAATCCAAGTGTGGTAGATAGCAGCATCGACTAGGTCTCCCTGACAAAGCTCATGCTATCGCCATTTCAGCAAAATGGAACCACGCCACCTATAGACCGCCGCTCCACGCCACCCTGGAGTTCCCGGTCGGCTGTCCTTGCGCGACCCAGCCACGCTCACCGCTGCCTTCACACTAGCGATTTGCCTCGGGAGCTCGAACCCACCGTCATTGACCTTACCGAACCGCCTCAAAAGTTACACCTTTCGAGAGGGGGCAAATAGGCCCCAGATAGCGCCTCAAAAGATACCATATTGACTTGTGATACGGTCGCGTTAGTCAGGGGTATCTTTTGAGACTCGGAGGCAGGGTAATGAGCCGCATCGCATACTATCGTGTCAGCACCGGCGACCAGACGATCGACGCACAGCGGCACGCGCTTGGCGGTGGCTTCGATCGCGAGTTCTCCGACGAAGGCGTGAGCGGTTCCACCGCTTCCGCTGATCGCCTTGGTTTTGGGGCGCTGCTATCCTACGTCCGAGAAGGCGATACCCTCTACGTCTATGCGCTCGACCGTCTTGGGCGCGATGCGCTGGACGTTCAGGCAACCGTGCGGCGGTTGCTGGATCGCGGCGTCACGCTGGACGTGCGTGGGCTGGGGCCAATCGGGCGCGGCGTCGGCGAACTGATTGTCGCTGTGCTGGCACAGATGGCGGATATGGAGCGCCAGCGCATCCGGGAACGCTGTGACGCGGGGCGTGATGCCGCGCGGGCAGCGTTGGCAGCCACAGGCCGCACGCACCGTGGAAAGGTGAGCATGGGGCGTCCGAAGGCACATGACGCATCCAGTGTGGCATCATGGCGCAAGGACAATGGTGCCACGGTGCGGCAGACGATGGAGCACTTCGGTATCAGCAAGGCTACGGTGGCGCGCTACTGCGCGACATAGGTTAGGGCATTCCTACCCACCCCATCCGGCCGGGGAGGGTATCTAGACGAAGCAAAGCCTAATCTTTTTAGTTCGCTTTGGTAGCTGACCATTCAGACAAGATCCGCGCAAACACATGACGTGAACGTCGCCAGCGCCTTGCAACCCCCCGCACAA